GAACGCTGGCAGTTGATCGGCGCATCGTTGCTGGCGAGCACTACCGAAGTGGCACCAAGTTTCGCGTCGCCACCGTGGCTGGCGCCAACGTGGTCATGGCTTACACGGGATTTGTGGAGTGCGGCCAGTTGATGATGGACTGGTTTGAAAGTGGCGCCAAAAAGGAGGACTTCCCAGCCTGCCAGCAGGACAAAGACGACTGGGCACGCTTGATCGTTGCGCAGGCCGTGCAGCATTCCTATGGCTGGACCCCGGTGGTCTATTACTACGACAGCTACCCTTCTCGGCAGGACATCGAAGACAGCCACGCGGCCTGGGGCTCTGGCTCAGAGTGCGCCTTGGCGGCCATGTACTGCGGTAAAGATGCCACTGAGGCCGTGGAAATCGCGGCAAGGTTCGTTGCAACCACCGGCAACGGATGGGATGCAGCCACCATGAATAAAGACGGTGAATGGTTGATTTCGCATAAGTTCCATGAGTGACTACCAGCTCGCTGCCACCTCAGAGGCCGCTCAACAAGCTCTAGCGAGACTTCGGCAGACTTACGTTCTCAGCGACGACGAAATCTGGGATCTCACGCTGAAGGTTTATCAGTTTTGCGAGGTCGCTACCGGCGTAAAGCTCTACCCCTATCAAGAAGGCTTCGCCAAGAGAATCATCTACTCCTTGCTATCAGAAGATGGCGAAGAGATAACAGCACTGTACTCCAGACAGAGCGGGAAAACCGAAACTGTGGCGTTTGTGGTCATTCCTTGTTGCGTCCTCCTTCCCAGATTGGCAACTATGCCTCATCTGTGCGAGGACTCCCGCATAACAAAGTTTGCCAAGGGCTTATGGGTGGGCATCTTCGCTCCGCAGTATGAGCAAGTGCGCACGCTTGCATCGCGTATGTCTGCCAATCTAAGAAGCGTACAGATGCGGGAAGTGCTAGCCGATCCTGACATTGATATTGACATTCCAAGAGGCAAGCACAACCTCACCATACAGAACGGTTCGTTTATACAGTCGCACTCCTGTGCTCCCGGCTCTAATATCGAGTCAAAGACCTATCATTTGCTCATTCTCGACGAAGCTCAGGATATAGACGACATCAAAGTTAAAAAAAGCGTGCACCCTATGGGCGCGGCCACGCTGGCTACACTCGTTAAGACCGGCACTTGTACGACACACCGCTCTGATTTCTACGAGGCTACTGAGCGTGGAAGAAAACGGAATCGTGAACTGCCGGCTCTTGGCGTAGCTAACCCAGAGAGAGTACAGACACATTTTGAATCAGACGGTGATAACTGTGCCAAGTACAACGCCCGTTACGCTCTGTACATAGAAAAGGACAAAGAGCGCCTGGGGTTTGACTCCGACGAGTACCGTATGTCCTACCGGCTTCACTGGATTCTGGAACGTGGGACATACATGGCCCCGGAGATTCTCGAAGAGGCCGGCATCAAGCAGCGCGATCACCTGTCCAAGAAGATCATCCGTGGGGGCGACAAAGTAACCACCTCCTTTGATCGTTCCGATTACACATCCACGTCGGATCGTTCGACTGAGAATCAAGTGGCGGCCATTGACGTAGGCCGAGCCAACTCCACCATTGTCACGGTGGCCAAGGTGTGGTGGGATAACCCTCAGCAATTCGGCGATGAGACACGCTACTACACCCACATTCAGAATTGGCTGGAGCTTCAGGGCGATGATCACGAGGCGCAGTATCCAAAGATAGTGGACTTCCTACAGAACTACCGTATCGGCGTGGTGATGGTGGACTCCACCGGAAAGGGCGAGCCGATCTATGATCGTCTGCACTCCTTCTTGGAAGAGTATGACATAGACACCAAGGCGTTCCTATTTTCCGATAGGTCTAAGCATGACGGCTACACCATGCTCTATCAGGAGATCAGAGAGAAGCGCCTGACCTATCCGGCTGGGCCTGGGGCACAGAAGCTTCAGAAATGGCAGCGTTTCTTCAAGCAGATGATAGAGCTTGAGAAGGACTGGCGCGGTAAGTACATGGTCATTCAGGCTCCGAAGTCTTCCAGCTCTAAGACAGAGCGGCCCCACGACGACTATCCTGACAGCTTGATGATGCTGTGTAACCTCGTAAATCAGCGGTACTCTTCCAAGATAGAAGTGGGGGATTCTCCATTCATGACTCGCCGCGCTATGGCCGATACGCTTAAACGCTCAAGATCGTGGTTCCGTGATACAGTGGTAAACAGACGGCAGTTTCCAAAGGGGATCGGACGTAGATGAAGTCATACCCCAAGACCAACGACAAGAACCCTAGACTGGTGTTTGTGCTCTCGCACCCATCTGGGCTACGCTATGTGTTCACCGCCCTAGACTTGCATGCTTTCCAACTCCAGTATAAAGAGCGCCCCCTCCAGATGGCCGTTTACGGAAAGTGTGTGACTACCATTGAAAAGGCCCCGCCGCCAGACGAAAATACCATCTGGGGTCGCATGGCTAGAGGTCTTCGTGGACGCTAAGCTTGAGATCGACACCATCGCTGTCCTGGCGGCCTGCACCACTCTCAGGGTCAGAGGTGCTCTGGCCGTAGGATCGTTGAAAAGTCAATCACCAGAAGACGTTGCGGGGTGGATTCGGGCCATGGTTTCTGCTAGTGTGGGGCGTGAGGTGGTGCGAGAATTGCGCGCACTGGGATGGAAGCGCGAACACGTCTCTCGTAAAGCAAAGTGGGGAGGCATAGATGGCTGACAGAGTGGCACAAAATGTCGGTGGGCGCGGTCTCCCTCGGCGCGAACAGCGGCCCATGAAGAAGTACCTTACGCCTGCGGAATTCCAAGCCGACATCGTGGCTCGCCAGCAGGAGTCTCAAGCCAGGGTGAAGGCGGCCTTCACCGAGGGAGCCAAGAAGGTGCCGGTCATGGGGAATATGGATGGCCTGGATTCGGCGGCCAGGGCACTCGCCAGACGGGAAACGCTCATTGTCGAGACGGACGCCGAGGGCTTCCCCCTCAAGGTAGAAGACCCGGCCAAGCAGCAAACCGAGAACGGGCGTACCAGAGATCCCCGGCAGGCTGGCTATAAGAGCTAACCAACATGCAGAATCCCTTCCGGCTAATCTCTCAGATGTTTCAGGCGACGGACGCCAACTCCATCGCCTCACAGCTAGAGATTCAGCATGCTGTAAGACTCACTCGTTACCAGCGTAACTGGAATTTTTACAAAGGTAATCAGTGGGACTACGCCAGAGGGGAGGATGACCCGTTTGTGACGATCAACTATCTGAAGAAGATTGTCCAGCGGCACATTTCATTTTTTCTTGGCAAGGGCTTCAAGGTTGTTGTTCCAGACTTGCCCGACACCCCGGAAGACGAGTCTACGGCCAGAGAGTTCGTTCGCTCTATGTTGGAGGAGACTTGGCGTAGAAACCGAATCGGGCGCTTTTGCCTAGAGGCGGGGCAAATTGGAGGCATCACGGGTGACGTATTCTGCTTCGTCTCCTGGGAAGCAAACGACCCCATTGAAGACCCGTATGCCAGAGTTGACGTGTTGCCCTCGCAGTTTGTGTTCCCCACATACGGCGGTCCTTATGGCGTGGACCGTAAGAGGATGGAGGCGGTCACTATCGTCTACCCATACTTTGTAGACGCTGGGCAGGTAGATAAGATTACGGGGCTACCGGCCAAGAAGACCGCCATTCGTGTAGAAACGTGGACTAGGGAGAAGCACACGATTTACAACGACGACGGCAAGGGCATCAAAAGTGAAGAGCCCAACCTATTCGGCGAGATCCCGGTTGTGCACATCGCCAACTATCCCATAGCTGGAGAGGAGTATGGCGAGTCGGATATCGACGCGCTGATCACAATCCAGCGGGAGTTTAATGAGAAGGCCACGGATATCTCGGATGTGGTCAACTACCACGGCTCGCCAATTACTCTTCTCTATGGCATGAAGCTCTCGGCTGTGGAAAAGGGCGCCAATCGTATGTGGGGTATTGAGAACCCTGACGCCAGAGTAGAGAACCTTGAGCTTAAGGGGGACATGGCCCTGTCCAAGGGGTACATGGAGCTTATTCGTAGTTCCCTCCTTGAGCTAGCGGATTTGCCAAAGGATGCGCTGATGGCAGACTCGTCTGGGACGGCGGCCAATATGTCTGGTGTGGCGCTGGCTATGCACTTCCTACCCTTGCTATGGCGGCGTAACGACAAGATTCAGACCTATGGCGAGGGGCTGAGGTTGATCAACCGGCTCATGCTGAAGTACACAGACTTGAAGGACGACAAGTTCCATAAAGAGTTTCGCAAAATTACCGCAGCCAAGTATCGCACAGAGATTGTGTTTCCCGATCCTCTACCAAGGGACGAGTCACTACGACTACAGCAAGTAGAGCGGCGGCTGAAAAACCGCATCGCGTCAAGAAGGCAGGTTTTGGAAGAGGATGGTTTCTCACAGCGTCAAGCGGAGAAGATTCTTCAGGAGGCTGACAAGGATGCTGAGATGGAGGCCAAGCTGGTTCAGATGACCAAGCCGCAGGCCGCCATAGGCCCTAACGGTGAGCAGATGCCCAGAAAGGAGCAGGAAAACCGTGGCGGTAATTCCAGTCCCGCCACACCTGAGCCTAATGCGCAGGGAGAGTCTAGGTCTCGTTCTGCCGAAGGCGTGTAGACTTCTTTACAAACCTGGATATCTTATTCGCTGGAAGTTCTTGACAGGTGCGGGAATTCTACTAGGGTTGTCTTGTAGGGCGTACCATCATCAAGGAGGGAATCATGGCCCAGACTGCATCCCCCGCCGTGAAGGCGGGCTCCGAGCCGACGACCAAGGATCGCGGCGACTCGGTTGTGTTCTCCACCCCGGCGGCTCCGGGGAAGAAGGCGATCCAGAAGACGGGTGCCCCGAAGACGCCGAACAAGACGGGTGAGAGCACTCGTCGCGCTCCGTCGTCTCCGCGTCTGGTGTAAGTGCTAAACGACAAAGGCTGAAAGAAAGGCTAAATTAACCATGCCAGATCCCACCCCTACAAATACGACAGGCAACGGGGCGCAGGAGTCCTTCTCCAAAGAGCAGCTTGAAGCCGCTATCGAGAAGGCTCGGAAGGAAGAGAAGGAGAAGCTGTACAAGAATCTCGAAGAGGCCAAGAAGACCGCTGCTGAGAAGGAGCAGGCCGCCAAGACTGCTGCGGAAGAGAAGGCCAAGCTTGAGGAGAAGCAGAAGTCCTTTGAAAGCGAGCAGAAGAAGCTCGCCGAGGAAAAGGCGGCGCTCCAAAAGCAGGTTGATGATCTCAAGGTTAAGGCTGGGGAGGCCACTGAAACCGAGGCCGTCAAGAAGCAGATGGCTGTTCTTGAGGCTGAGGTTAAGGCCGCCAAGGAGCGTGAGGTCACTCTGAAGAAGCAGATCGACGCGGTGGCAGACGCTGGAGCGCAGCGTGTGGCTGAGGCCGAGCTTGCAAGGTATCGGGAGCAGAAGATTCGTGAGTCCGGCATCAAGCTAACCGAGCTTGTTACTGGAAAGAACGCTCAGGAGATCGACGCCTCGATAGCCGCAGCACAGGGCAGAGAGAAGGAGATTCGTGAAGCCGCAGAAAAGGCTACCGAGGAGAAGCTTCGCAAGGAGTTTGCTGGCTCGGTTCCTGGTCCTCGCTCACCTTCCGCCTCCATGTCGGGACTTGACGGCCGTAGTCGCATGGATGTTGCCAAGTTGAACGATGCGGAGTACAAGAAGATCCGCGCGCAGTTGCTGGAGAAGGCGAAGGCGACTGTTAACGGCGCGTAAAGCGCCACAGTAGGGGAGTGGAGGAATCATGGCTAATTCCTATTCTGGCGTTTCAACGGCGGGAGAATTTGTAGCCCTGCCTGAAGCGATTCTGAGTGTGTACTCACTGGATATCCTGCACGCGGCGCAGGGTGTTATGCGCTATGAGGAGTTTGGCGTTCCGAAGACCGAGCTTGGCACGGCTCCGGGGCAGACCATCGTGTTCACTCAGTACAACGACATCACTCGTGGTAGCGCGTTGTCTGAGCATGTGGAGATGGCCACCAAGAACATGAGTGCCGCTCAGAAGAGCATCACGGTCGGTGAGTGGGGCAACGCTATCGGCGTGTCCGAGAAGCTGCTTCAGGTGTCCTTCGACAACCAGATGGCTGAGGCGGCGCTGCTGCTTGGGCGTGACTACTCCGTAGTCCGTGACATCAGCATTCGTGACGTGATCGTTGGTTCCGGTTCTACCATGTTCACCACTCCTGGTGCGGCGGCTGTGGGTGACGTGCTGGACACGGATACCTTCGACATCGAGACGCTGCGGCTGGCCATCGAGCAGCTTCAGACCGCCAACGCTCCCAAGTTCTTCAACGACTTCTACGTGTGCTTCGTGCATCCGCACCAGAGCGCGTACCTGCGTCGTGACCCTGACTGGATCTCGGCCCAGATGTACGGCAACATGGCTCGTGGGCTGTTCAATGGTGAGATCGGGCGGTGGGAGGATGTGGTGTTCATCACCACCACGCATCAGCAGAACGGCGCCGCCGCCGTCACCGATCCTGGCTACTTGGCCGGGCTGGCTGGCACGGGGCATGACGGGCAGAACCTGTACAAGGCCACGCTGATGGCTGATCAGGCTTACGGTATCGCCGATGGTCTGCCGGTCGAGATGCGTGACGACGGTGTGCACGACTTCGGGCGCAAGCACATGCTGGGCTGGTACGGGATCTGGGGCACGGGCATCCTGAATTCCACGTACCTGATCCACATCATCTCCAGCTAAGGGGTGTACTATGGCGAAGAAGGCGGCTCTTAAAGTGCAGAGACGTGGGGTTGTTCCCGACAACCCTATCGTTGATGTGGCGCCCATTGAGACGCATGAGGAGCAGCCGGTAGTCGAGGCGGGGGACACGAAGCCCCAGGACGTGGCCCCCGTGGTGGACACTCCCGCCCCGACTTCGCCATCTGTTGCTGCCCCACCCAAACCTGTGGTCCCCAGTGCTATTCCCAGAACGGCGGCCGTCATCCCGCCAAGAAAGGTGATGAAGGTAAGGGCGTGTGTCACAGAGACGCTGCGATATGGGGCCATGCGTATCAGCCTTGAGGCGGGTAAGTATTACGATTTGCCCGTCGAGATTGCTGAGTGGCTTCGTAGTGGCAACCGGGTGGTGTAGTGAAAGATGGCCGACGCGCTGATTATCAAGGTTCGTCGTAGGGTAGACGACGCGGGCGTTACTCCGATCTACGCTGACGTTTACTACTCCGACGCCTTGGAGGCAGCGCTAGGGCGGCTCAACATCGACATTCATACCGACTACACTCGTTCTAATCTTCCGGCAAAGTATCTGTACCCGCTCGAACTGCTGGCAACGATTGATATGTGCTACGTACGTGGCACTGAGGGAGCAGATGCCACGCCTGCGGTGGGCGCTGTACAGACTGTTACAGTTCCAAACCTCTCCGTAACCAAAAGCACGGGAGGTGAGCCTGCTGGGCCAGACTATTGGCTGGAGCTTGCGGAAAGACTCTCCGATGATTACGCTGCGGCAGTAGCGGCCATCACGGACATCCGAGAGTCGGCGGATACCGGGATTCAAGTTGGCACTATTTTTAGGACTAGCCTGAGAACTGGCCGCCGCACTCCTTACGTTATGGACACGGCCTTGACTGCTACTACATTAGCTGCCGAGGTAGATGGTACTTCGGTTGTTCTCACCTGGACAGCTGTATACGAGCACCATTTCTCCAGGTACTTGATTAAGCGCGCTCCCACAGACGCTTTCGTGGAAGCGGATACTGTGGAGGTGGTGTCGGAGTATGATAACCACACAGTAACATACACTGACACTCCTGGCGTGGGCACTTGGTACTACAAGATCGTGGTGATCAACGATAATGCGCTAGAGGCAGAATCGGCGGCAGTTGAAGCTGAGGTGGTGTGATGGACGTGGCTGACATCGCCGCCGCAGTTAAGTCGGTCATAGACGATTTTGCCACGACCATCGGTGTTCTTAAGTACAAAGCCAAAACCACTGAGAACGTCTACAAGCAGCACACCAAGACTTTCAACACCGCTGTTAATGTCAATGGGCATGTAGCTTACGACCCCTCACCGGATCTGCTGTCAGCTATAGGCTCCAACGCGCCGGTACAAGGTGTCATCACCTTCGCAAGACTGGCACTTACCGCCGCCTTTCCTTCGCTAACTGTTGATACGGCTATAACCGACAAGGACAGGCTGTCATTCGACGGGGGTACTTGGAAAGTTGCCGGCGTTCACTATACGGGAAGGCTGCAAGACCTCACCGAAGTTGTGCTGGTCACATTCGACAAGATCGAAGAATAGCATGCGTATCACCGTTTCTCTTAGCCGCTCCTTTGCTTCGGTAGCTAGGGACATCGAGCGTCTGGACACGAAGCCCAATGACAAGGAGCTTAAGAACTTTGGCATCGCCACAATTCGTCGTATAAGAACGCGGATGCGCTCCGATGTCGGGCCTAGACTTGATACAGATACCGTGCAGCAGAAAATGCGGCGTGGGTTTCCACTCCCAGAGCATACTTGGATAATGTCAGAGTGGTTTACCACAGCCAGTCACGCCTTCACCTATCACACCTATGGTGCGGGCACTAAGAAGGGGGGTGTGTCTGTAGAAGTGACAGATCGAATGCACCCCGTAGCCAAGATTCCCGCGTGTGATCTTTTCTGGATTCTGGAGTATGGTACTTGGGATGGGCGTGTGCCAGCACGTCCGGTGGCAGGGCCGGTTACGAAAGAGGTACTGTCGGGAAAGGCGGCCTCGATACATACGCTCATAAAGAACGTTCAAAAGCGTGTAGGGGAACAGTGGGCCAAAAGTTCTTGACAAACAGGGTTATAATTGGGCGTAACGATTCAGCAGGTTGAAGAGGCTCTTGGGGCGCTGTGGGCTGGCAAGTCGATTGTCGTCAAAGGCGTTTCTAAGAGCGTCGCCGTATTCATCGACGTTCCTGACCCAGAAGAGTACACGGCAAGAACATTCCCCTCCATCTCTGTAATCTACAGTGACATCGAAGAAGAGGTTATGGAGAATGAGGAGGAGTATCTTGAGTCCATAGATACTTCCAAGATTCCCCACATAGCCACGATGCACCCGGCGCAGAAGTGGTACTGGTTGGAGTTCAACGTCTCCACTTACGTGCGGGGAGACGCGGCGGCGGATAGGGCACTTCAGTTGTATATGGCCACACATACACGAGGAAAAGACTCCATTCTTGTTGGAACTGCCCCGGTTGGTGGGGCTCCAGACACACGAACAAGGCACTGGCTTTTTTGCAAGGGGCACGTTGTAAGGGATGACGCTTCGCAGCCGGAATCGGTAGTATACTGGAAGATATGGACTTTCGCCGTGCTGGTTGATCTAGAGGACGAGACAGCGAAGACGGATACGCCATTGATTCATGAGATCCAGGCTAAGATGTACACGATTCGGCAGCGTCGAAAGTTGGTGTACGACGAGGGTACGGCAAGAAATGTCTGGCTTCCTGTTGACAATTTAGGTAATGTGGTGGAGGCTGAAGACGCGGTGAAGACATTAGACCGCACGATTGAGATCCCCTGAACGGGGACGGTCGGTTGGCGGGTTAACCCTTTGGAGTGGAGGCCGTAGATGGCAACGCAGTATTACCGCCCCGACGTGTACATGGAGGAGCAGGATACCACGAAAAACGTGGTCAATGGGGTCGTCTCCTCGATCCCTGGCTTCGTAGGCGTGGCCACCAGGGGGCCGGTAGGCACGCCGAAGCTGATCACTAGCGTCGATGACTTTATTCGGATCTATGGCAACCCGGTAGAGAACGAGTCACTTTACTTCGCTGTGAAGGGTTTCTTCGAGAACGGCGGGGCGCTGTGCTATGTCACTCGTTTGGCGCACTACTCGGATATCGCTGACCGCACCACTCGTGGTGGCGTGGCGGCTTACGCCCAGGTAGACGGTATTGGTGTGGCCACCTTCGCGCAGTATGCTGGCAACGTTGACATCTCTGGCGGTATTCAGGTGTCTAACGGTCAGGCTCTGGTCATGGCCGTGAACGGTGGTGGCGACAAGACTGTGACGGTGGCTTGCGCTGCGGCTGTGAAGGACGGCGGGGCGGGAGCGTTCGTTTCCCCAGTTCCCGCCCTGACCTCCTGTACGTATCAGATCAATGGCGGGCCGGTGAAGACTTGTGACATCAGCGGACTAACCCCTGTTTCGGCTGACGCTGCGGGGTACGCGCTGTTAATCGGCGCCATCATGGAGGGCGTGCTG